CGTGCTTTGTAACGGCTGTTGCCCGTGTCGAAATCGGCATCCATGGATGTCTGCATCGGAGTACGGACAAAGTGCTTCAGGCCATTTGGAACGTCGGTCATGAGGAACCAAGCGTTCGTGTCAGTCAAATAGTGGTTGACTGTGTAGCCTTCAGGGATCGCACCATTGTTACGGATAGCGTTGATGTCGTTATCCGCTGTGCCAACGCGACCCTCAGTTTCCAGAAGTCGTGTAGCCACGAACTGGAGCGCCGGAGGAATGACCAACTTACGCGGTTTAGCCGCAATAAGAAGACCACGCTCGTCTGTCCAACCTGCAATCTGAATGACTGCAGCTTCAAGGGAGGTCTCGTTGAGATCCGCCGCAACAGAAGGAGTGTTGGAGTTTGTGCCACCCGAAACAAGTGGGTGGTCAGTGGCGCAAAGGGTTTTGCCGTCACCGTAGGTTACACCTGAGCCGCTGAACGCATTGTTCAGGATGGCAGCAGCTTTAACCTGCTTGGTGTACGCCATAGCACGGGCGAGAGCCTTCGTGTAACGAGACGACAAGGAGTCGTACAAGTTATCTTCAATAGCTTCTTCAGTAACGGAGAAGCCCATTGCGATGGTCTCGTGTGTATAGCGAGCGGTCCATGTCTCCTGAGCGTTGTCATATTCGATGGCAGAACCTTCGTTTTTGACAGGCGCGGCGGAGAAGCCCGACAGCTTGGTTTCCTCCTCGAATGACCGATCTGAAGTCTCGGACTCGAAGATTTCCTTATGCTCCTCACCATATTTGGCGTATTCCAGACCGAACAGTGCGTTCAGGCCGGGAAGGAGCTCTTTAAGTAATTGGGCGCGTGATATTGCCATTTTACTTTACTCCTTACACGCCAGTGGTGTTGTTAAACTGATGACCTGCGTTCCATTTAACGTAAGCCTCAGTATAACCGCCAGACGTATTTTTGGTTTCTTCAACCAGACCAACGATGCGGAACGGCAGTGTATTGGTCGTAGCTGATGTGTCAGAAATCGCACAACGTGAGTTGCCCGAAACTGTATCGCCAGCGTTGTTGACCCCAGCTACGTTCGCACCGATATCGGTGATGGCAAGATCACCAATGGTGGTGCCCGACGAAACAACAGCAACTTTGAACAGAAGGTCAGTAGCATCAGCTACATAAGCCTTGATGTCAGAAGCAGCAGTGCTGGCCGGATAGTACTGACGGAAAACGGTCTGCGAAGTACCCGGATCGGTGTACGTGCAGCCAAGGAAGACACCAATTGGTGTCATAGCAGCGTCGAACGTATCACGTTCAACGGTGCCTCCGGTGACAAGCGTAACAGCGTCCCCATAGAAGATGCTCGTAGCATAGGCATTAGCAATGCTGTACTGACGAGTAACACCAGCGAAGGGGGTGCCGCTTAATAGCTTTACCGGAACGAGCCCATAAGGGCCGCTAACAGTAGGATAAGCCATTTATAGCTCCCAAGTTTAGGTTAAGTTCCATTACCGAAAGTAACCTTCGATTTCCGCTCATTGAAGAGTGGCATACGAGGGTCGTTTTCACGCATAAGGTTGTTATCAACAGATTCCATCTGGGAGCGAGTTTGTTGAGTGTAGTACTCATTGCGCTCTTCGACGAGTTCTGCTGGAGCCTTGCAGAGCATCAGACCCCCAATCACGACGTTATCCTTAAAGCGATCATGCTCTATGGCAACCATAGTGATTTCAGGATGATCTGAAGCCTTTACGGGCTCCCAACCTTCACGGAGCTTGGAAGAAACATTGGTGGCATCGACCTGCCCTTGCGTAGACACACGCACCCAGTGGTATTTATAGCCTGGTTCTGGGTCTGGTGAAGGAAGCACCTCTGGGCGCTGCCAAGCACGACGACGGGAACCCTGCTCACGGGTTGTATGCTCACGATTGATTCGGTTATCAGCCATTGTTTTTCCTCATCTCCAATGCAACCTGTGCGGCGTAATCTTTAAGCGGTACTCCAAGGCGCTTCGCAAGGTTTACCTGTGTTTGCGTTAAAACCACCTTTTTAGGTGCTGTGCTCCGCGTAGCGGGTGCAACCACATTGGCCTGACGCTTCGGTGTCCTCTTAACACTATCTCCTTCACCTTCGTCCGAGTCATCGTCGAAGTTTTCTGGAAAGACCTGTCGCATACGAGCATTTAATGCATCGTAGTAGTCATCACTTTGCGGGTCTACACCCGACTTAACGAGCTTATTGTGCAACCCCAGCGCAAAGCTCGTCATTTCATCGTCCGTTCCGAACCACGTATTGGACTTAGCCCATTCTGCGGCCCGCTCGTCCACTGGTGCTGGGGCGGCGTTACCAGTATTACTTTCGGAACCTACAGGGGTTCCTCCCTCCTGTAAAGGAGGAATCTTAATAGAATCTAACCGTTCTGCTTTAATTTTAGCATTGGTTAACTTCTCTTGTGCTTCAAGCACAGCATCGGAGTCTCCAGACTCGTAAGCTGTTTTGTATGATCGCTTGGCAGCTTCAAGTTCTGCGGCTACTGATTGTTTAGCCTGATCGAGAAGAGCCGTCTGATTACGACCAACAGTGCTTTTGAGATTACGATTCTCATCTATAAGCTGTTGTGCATAACGCTCAAGCTCCTGACGCTCCCGTAAAGCCGCTTCTTTGGCCCTACGTTCGTCGTGGTAACCTTTACTGAAGTGCTTGATTCGCTTTTGAACTTTCTCAGAATACTCTTCAAGCTCTTCGTCAGTTACATCCTCTGGAGGATCCGACGCTTTACGTCCTCGATCCGCTTTAGGAGTGTCGTCCACCACCTCAATATCAAGGTCTTCACTGCTTTCAGGCGGCTTTTTAGGCTTTGCAGAACGTAATGAATCATCAGGTCTCTCCATTGTTTGGGCGCTAGACCCTTCAATTTCAATCTCTACGCTACCTTCTTCATCTGGATCCGGTAGCGAAAACTCAACTTTCTCAAATGGCATTGTATCGCTCCTAGACAGTCATGATACCACTGGGGTCAGGTATAACGGCTTCAATAGAATCATCGTTCATCAAACGAAACTCTTTACCATTAACCTTAAAGCGTGTCCCGGTATTCATCCGAAACATGACATAATCACCCTGTTTACACCATGGTCCCTCTGGAAAGCGTTCTTTATCACTATACGCACCTTCTCCCATGTCAATAACAATACCCATAATCGACATAATATACTCGCGGTGCTTCTCTGTGTCTGTCTTCAAGACAGAACTACCTTTGAAATGATCTTCAATCTCCGGTAGTGCAACTAACAGCCGATATCCAACAGGTTTAGGAAGCTGCGCTTCCCAATCTGCATCGCTAATATCTGGCTTAGCAGTGGTATTCTTACTCATCGTAATCATCCGTATGGCTTCGCAAGAGGTCTTCCATGTATGAGAGTGTGGTATCGAGACCCCGAATTACACCACACAATTCCCTATACTCAGCGTAATCCTTAGAACTACCACTGGATAGAAACTCTACTGCAGAGGACTTCTGGTCCTCGATTCGTTCTTTCAGCACGTCAAAGACGGTTTTTGCCATATGGGCTACTGCTTATTGATTGGGGTTGTCACAGTTTTGAAAATTTCCAGATCAAGCTTACTAGAATCAACCTGATCTCTCATGTTGGCTTGCTTGGCTTCTATCGCCACGGAAGCCTTCTCCAATTCCAACTTTTTAGCCGCCAGAAGAGCATCAGTACGGTCAGCCTCAGCTTTACGTTGTTGCTCAACTGCGCGTATTTGAAGGTCAGCCATATCCTTCTGAGCTTTGCGCTGCACTTCCGCCTGTTTAATAGCCGCCTCTTGGCGACGAAGTTGTAAGATAGGATCTTGAGCTTGTTGCTGAGCCTGCTGTTGAGCAGCCTGCTGCTGATGCGCTTGCGTGAGCTGTTTACCGGCATTTCCAACCAGTTGTGCGAGATAGACTTCAATGTTTTCTGGTAGCTCTTGATCGGGGGGTGGGAGAGTTGCACCAAGTTTCTCCTCAATTTGTTTGCGGTAGCTAAACCCAAGATGTTCAGCAATATGCGCTTGTAGGGATGCCATGATTTGCTGCGCTTGTGGGTTCTGTCCAATCATTTGGGCGATCATTGGATCCTGCATAAACGATGTATGTGCAGCAATATGAGCATCGTGATCTTGGTAGATGAACGCTTTCATAGGTTTGCCGACAAGGACATCCATGTTTTCGCTGACTGGATCCTTTGGTTTGAGATCGTCTTTGGTTGGGACGAGCTTTTCAGCGTTCTTTACACCAAGAACTTCAATCATTTGCCTATGAAGAGCGGGCAAATCATAAATCTGAGGCGCAGACTGGGCCATCTGAAGGACAGCTTGGTACTGAACCACCCTCTGAGCCATCGTAGAGCTGTTAGGATCACTGACAGGTATAACGTCCACCATGGCATAATCGGCCTGACGGGCGCTAATCTCGCCTCGTAGAGGCTCATATCCATACTCTGAGGGGGCATATTCCTCCATGATAGCTTTAAGGAGCTTGAACTCCTGCTTCATGGCATAGTGTACGCGCGCTTGTACTGCAGCCATTGGCTTCAGAGTACGCTCTAAAAGGGCTAGAGTGGTCCCTACAGGGGCATTAGCCGACATATCGGATATATTCATGTCGGAAATAGCGCCGAGCCTACGGCCCTCTGTAGTGATCGTATTCAAGAGGGTAAGAAGTGTCTGTGAAGGCTCCTTATAGGGGAGCATCATAATATTATCGCGGACACTACCAGATGGCACGTCTACATCACGGAACTCACCAGGCTCGATAGGGGTATCGTCACCTTTTATACGTAAGCCACGCGATTTTAGACCACCCGGAAGGTTAGAAAGTGTGCCAGCATCAACTAATTGACGGATAATAGACGTACCCGCACGGGCATAACCACCAATAATGTGGATCAAACCAAGACCGTAGAACCCAAATCCAGGCACATACACGTAATGTACGAAGTGTTGACGCTTGAGCATGAGAGGATCTTCTGGATCCCAATTACGACGGATGGCTAAAACGGTGCCAGAACCACGCTCAATGGTAACTACATAAGGGCGAGCAATATCGTAATCGTCCTCATCCTTATCATCGTCATCATCAACACCCTCTATAACCATATCAACATGGATCTCGTAGAGGGCATAACGGTCGTCATCAGTAATAGAATAACCGCCTTCTTCAGCCTTTTTCTCTTCAATATCAGTACGATACGGCTGTGGGTCATCTAATTCGACGCTGCGATAGAAGCCATTGGCCTGTAGTTTACGGAGATCATTCTTGGTTTTACGCATAATATGCGTAACACGCTCGGCACTTTCGATGTTTGAAGCGCCGTAAGGAACTATAACATCTTCAGCGGGAACATATGCTGCCACCTGACGCATAATATTCGGGTCAAAGTAGACCTTCTTAAAGGCTGATCCAGCTAATCCAAGGCTGTACAGAAGGCGTTCATGCTCCGGGCGGTACTCAACCATACGCTCCGTGAGTTCATAGTTCATATCCGCTCTGACGCGCTCTGCGGCCTCTATCTTCTCGGAGGTCTCCTCACCAAGGATTTTAACTTTAACAGGACCAGCAGCAGGAAAAGTTTCACTCATCGTCTCCGCTTGAAAACGGATAGCAGCTTCCGCAAGAATTGTAGAGAAGACACCACAAGCGCCTTCCCATGGGTCAGTGCGCTCTTCGTATCTAAATCCGAGAACGTCAAGACCTTTAACAAAAGTGTCAGCCCAATCCTTACGGCTATCAATATCATTATCAACATAGCCGACGAGCTCACTTGAAATTCGAGTTAGCTCCGATTCATCGAGAACTTCAGCTAGATTAGCATCGAACTCCGTAGGACCAACTTCTTCTCCAGGTACCAGAGTAATCTCGACACTACCATCAGACATAGTGACCATGTCGGGATTGACGATATCAATCTCAAATTCTGCAGCATCATCTTCTACCTCGGCCTCTTCAAGGCCAAGTGGTGCAGCGTATAACCCTTTTTCAATAGCCATGGTCTATCCTCTAGTAATAGCCGCCCCGGCGTTGCTTAAAATACTGAATAGGATCAGGCTCATCTGAGGGCAATCTGATAAACCCACCTTGTCTAAACCGCATGAGGGCCATAACGGTAGAGTCAACCAAGTCATCATGACTCATAAACGGGAATCCAGCAATCTCTTCCACTACCTCTTCAGCCCAACGTGTCTGCGGAACCCATACCATACCAGAGGCCACTATGTCTGCTACAGAATTTAAGCGGGCGAGTTTATCGCCAGAACCTCTGTGTGGTGTGTATTCTTGAACAGGCAGACCCATACGTCTCATCTCTTGATAAATAGCTGTACCCGCGCTCTTCTTTTCAACAATAAACGAGTCGGGCTCCCAATCAGAATACTCTCTCATAGCAAGTTCTTTAAGTTCAGGAAACTCCAACCGATCCTTTATACTGTTTAATAATATAATATGGTGCGCTCCTTCCTCTTCATTGAGGAATACACCCCACGTAGTCAGCGCTGTGTAGTCAGCACGGTTGTGCTTCTCTGCGGCTGCGTCCAAGGACATTATAACATATTCACAAGGCGGAGGGCTTTCTCGTTCCCAAGAGCGCCACCACTCACGTTTGACTATAGATGCTTCTTCGGCGGTGGGGTGTTGTTGATACTGAGCGTTCCACTGGAAGACAGGCATAGATGCCTTCGTGCGAAGCAGGGCATCCATATCAAAGAACTCAGGCCATAGGGGTTTCTGAGTGATTACACCGGAGTCTTTGTCGGCAATGTCCAGGATAGCGGGAAATTCAACGACTTCGTATTGGTCTGATCGGTCATTTTGGGCCATGTCACGGGTAACTCGTCCCGTAAGATCATCCATGTGCCATCG